AACGATATACACGTTAGCAATGTAATTCAACTTACGTTTTTGCTTACGAACGATTTCTTTGTTGGCTTCAATGCCAGAATTCCACAACTTGTTATTGTGTTCACACACAGGACATTGTTGATTCTTGGTTGTGAGGCAGTTATCAATTAACCAACCGCCAGGACCTTGAAAGCCGTGACCAAAAATCTTGACCCATGGCAATGCATCATCACCATCTACTGCTGGTGCCGGCAAGAAACGGAAGACAGCAGAACCGTTCCCAATTTTGTCAACCTCGCACTTCCAGTAGTTGTCTTTGTTATCTGGCGCACCTGTGGAATTTAGTGCTTCAACGGCTTTGGCCAATTTATCCAAGTTGCCTGAGTTTCTTTTAAGATTTGCAAATGATGTCATATTATTTCCTTTGTATAACGGTATATAAAAAATATTAGCGGTTTGTCCACTTTATGCATAACGAAAATTTATTGTAACACAGTATTTGAACCATGTCAACATATTTATGTGGCATTTTTACAATTGCTGAAATGATATCTTGTCATATTTGAACCTTTTCCTGTTAAGTTACAATGAGGACAAGTTACCGATTTCAGTGTTTTTGGTTTGCCTTTTAGTGAGTTTGCAATTTTTTGTTTTTGTTCTTCGGTATGTTTTTTACCAAGATGTGATATGCTCAAATTTTTCAAATGAGATTCACTAAATTTCATTCCTTTTCTGGAATCACTTAGTTTTTTTCTGGATTCTTCTGATAAATTTCCTCCACTACCTCCTGTTTTGGTATTGTAACCATAAGGTGAAAGTGTATTATATTCATTGATAAAGAAATCTTCCATTACTGACAATGTATATAATTTGTCTTTGGATTGATAAAGAACTTCCCACACAAAGTTTTCAAATCCATGTTTGTTTATGGAATTATAGAACAAATAATTTCGTTTACTTGTTTTTGCCGTGTGTTTATGTATTCTTTTTCTTTGAGACCAATTTGAGGAATAACCAATATATGATTTGCCGGTAATGGTGTTTGTGGCTTTATAGATAGAATAAATAACCATGCTGACATTCCTTTACAATGTTAGAGTAGGTAGATACTGGTAATATCGTGACCTACACTTATTTATAAAGGTTACACTCGTAACAATGCGTCCAAGATACTAATTGTTGTCAAGGCATCCTTGTGAAGAATGCCAGTACCACCTGCTTTATTCCAATCATCAATAACAGAAGGTGTGTCATCAATGATTATGGAATTTTCGTCAGCAAATTTATACTTGAACTGTTTGCCAGGTACAAAGTTTGCAGGATAGTTAATGCTGTGTTTACGAAGCCAAACTTCTTTTTGACGAGAAATTTCTGCATTGTTAATTGGTCTTGCAGTAGAAGAAAGAATCTCTACAGGAGGAACAGGTTGATATTTAAGATAATCTAAAAGAACGTTTGCATCAGGCATCAAATCAAGGTTCTGAAACTCTTTGTTTTGAATAAAGATTGCAAACCTTTGGCCAAAGCGTTTACGAGCATCATCACTTGATGGACTTGTATTATACAACTCATGGTATCTTTTATGGAAATCGGCAATTACACCATCAAGGTCCAAATAAATCTTAGTAAACTTATGCATGTTCTGTTATCACTTCTTTAAGTATGTTTTTGAATTTAACTTTGTCGTATTGTATAAAAGGTGCATACTTTTCACATTTCAATCGCCAGTTGGGCCAGATAATATCATCGCTGATTTTACGGTCCCACATGGGAAAGAAGTTCATAATATCATTAAGTATGCACAAAGTTTCTACTGAAATAGTACCGGACATTACCTCACGGAGTAAGGTTGGGTGTTGACCATCATTGACAATCAACATTTGTTCCGGTGAATCATTTCCTACAAGACCAAGTATATCATTTTCAAAGACATATGTCAAGCTTTGGTTTATCTTCTTCCACTTTTTGTATGCAACCTCACCTTCAGGTCCTGTCATTTCACCAACCCAAGATGCATCACCATATACAAAATTGGCAATGTAAAAGTTCCGTAATTCTTCCAAGGAAAACTTCCGTGAAAGTTTATAGAAACTGTATTTGTCTTTGCGTTTTAAGAATGTTTCTTTTGATACATTGGTCTTGCCATTATACTTAAAGAAGTCATAGGATTTTGAGGTGAAGTGTGTCTTCAATGCATTATAAAGAGCGAAAGAGGCAAAGCCTGTACCTTCATTCATAGTGGAAGTTTAGATGATTTCTTGATTAGGTTAACTGATTGTGCTTCTTCACGGATTCTTGCTTTGAGGTATGGAGAAATCAAGGTGGCAGCCACCTCAATTTCAATACCAGTATCATCACAATGTTGAACAATGGCATCCATACAATGAATAGAGTGTGTATTGGCCAATGATTCAATCTTCAATGAGAAGTCACGGATTTCATCTTTAGTTGGCATCACTTAGCCTTCAATGCATAGACCATGCAAAGATTATCTGTCTGTGTTGCATATGCACACTTAACAGAGATGGGATCAATACCTTTTTGAATGGCGGTGTCCATGTTGCCTGCCATGTTGTTTCGGTCATTGATGTTCGACAAATAACCACTAATGATTACCGATACGATAACAATGGTGATACACGCCAATGAAGTAATAACAACTTTCATGTATGAATTTTGGTTTTCCATATTAAATGATTTCCTTGTTTCTGTCAATTGAGTCTTTGTTGGATCGGTAGAAGATGTGCTGTCCGATTTGCTTGACTTTCTGCAAATGATTCCACCCAGGATGGATGTAATCTGCATGGTAGTATGTCGCACCGTCTGTAACATCTTTTTGCCTTTCATAGTTAACAACCAAATTGGTTGCGAGATCCAAGATTTCATTATACAACCTTTTATCGGTGATTGGCAAGCCTTTACCATCTTTCTTTTCGCAATACCAAGAAAACTGACATGTACCGCCTGTCTTTTGCTTCACCACGGAACAAATATCTTCACCATAACCGGATTGTAAACGGTTAATTGTAACGAAAGCAACGGCCTTCTTACCATCTAGTGGTTCGTGTGCTGCTTCGTGGTAGATATTTTGTGCCAAACAATTCACTTGAATCTTAGTTTCCTTAGACAGTGCATCATATGTGGTCTTAAACGGCAAGTTATATGTGTTTACATTCACACAAGATAACATCAGAATGATTGCTGAAAAGAATACTGCTACAAGTATAAATCTACTTTGCATGTGATTCTCCAGTTAAATGGGTGGGTTTTGTAAGAACCCACCAAAACTTATTGGACTCTTAGAAAGAGAACTTTGCGCCTACAGCAACAGTATTACCGTCAAACTTCTTGTAACGTGAAGGACCATCTTGATAACGATAGTCAGCAGTCAAAGCAACGGCCTTTGTAACTGGAACAGTAACGCCTGCACCAACTTCGGCAACAAAACGGTCATCTTGCTTGATAGCCTTTGTGTCAAGATAACCAACACCGGCCTTAGCTGTCAATGTTGCACCATTGAATGTGATAACATCATAACCAGCAGTTGCAACCAACTTGTCTAGATTACGTTTGATTTCACGGTCAGCTTCAGCAGTAACGCTAAACTTACCAAAGTGTTCACCAACAGTCAAGCCATAACCATTACGGTCTTTCTTGCTGCTGTTGTCGATAGAACCATTAACACCAACTTCAACGGCTGATGCAACTCCAAATGCAGCCATCAAAGTGGCCAATAGAACTAACTTCTTCATTAAAAACTCCTTTAAGTTAAGATAAGATGGTTGGTTATTCTGTTACGAGGAAACCAACCGAAACCCTAAGCTGCCTTTAAGCTGCTAATGCGAACTTTTCATCGTTTGCGTTTGTTTTGATTTAGTGTTTACGTCAACTCTGACGGATAGCCTAATATAATACTTGTTACCCTGTCGAAACCATTGCATCCCCATCATAAAAATTCAGGCTTAGATTATGTGGATGTCCGTGATACCTTAGTCATCTTCATTAACGCACGGCGCAGGCCTGAATTTTTATGGTGGAGATGGGGAGAGTCGAACTCCCGTCCAGAATACTTTTCTTATACCAAGTTTACTATCATT